TCCAGGATCCGCAGTTGCCCCTGCTCGGCACCATCGGCCAACGTGGGCAGCACGGTGAGATCGGTCAGCACCGCCTGCCCGGTAGCGCCTGGCAGCATCCCAGCAGGTCTGTAGCCCGTCTCGTCCCACGCGAGGGAAGCGTCGGCCACCAGCCAGCTTGCGTTGCCCAGCAGCGCCCAGCGGGTCAGGTAGCCCTCCAGGATCAACGATCCCGCCTTCACCCCTGGCAAGTCCTGCTCGCTGCGGCCCTGGCTCTTAGCGAACGCCTCGACCACCACGGCAGGGCCAGCAGCAGGCACCCCCGCACGGAAGCTGGTGATCGTCCCCGGCGGCTGCCACAGCATCCGCAGATTGGCGTAGGGGGCGAAGTCGGTGGCCATCAGCTACGAACCAGGGTTGCCATGCCGCTTCCGGCGCCGACGACCGGCTCGATCCCCAGGGTCTGGAAGATCCGCCCTTTCAAGGTGGCCAAACGTCCGCCGAGCACGGCGCCTGCCGTCCCACCAGCGCCGCCGCTCTCGTACTTGACCCGCAGCAGGCTGGTGTCCCACTCCAGTACGTCGGCCTTCTTCTTCAGGTCGTCGCGGCTGAGGGCCTTGCCAGGGGTTGGGCCTTCGTAGCTCGCCGCATTGTTTAGGTGCGCCGTCCCGCTCTCCACCTGGTCGGCGTAGTCCGATTCCAGGGTCTCGATCTCGTCGATCCATTGCTGTACCTGCCGAACAGCAGGGGCGGAGGTGATCGCTACTCGGTTAAGGATTGCCGTCAGCTCGGTGAGGTTTGACACCGAGAGGGGCCAGCCCGCATAGCCCCGGATCAACTCACGGTCATCCTTCGGGGTGATCCGCCACAGGTTGTTGAGGGTGGGGATGGCCATGGCGCCGCACGATCTGGCTCAGGTTTCCGGTGCTAGCCAATTCCTGATCTTCTCGGCCTTGGTGGGACAGAAGAACGGCTGCGCGTGATACCAGGTCCACACATCGCAGTGATTCTTGGATACGTTGCACTCTGCGCAGGCCGGAACAAGGTTGGCGCGATCGGTCGTGCCACCCTTGGCCTTGGGGATTACGTGGTCGAGCGTCACCTTCTCAGGCTGACACCCGCAGTAGGCGCAGCAACCGTCCCAGGCGTTGATAATTTCGCGCCTAAAGCTGTTTTTTGTAACACGTTTGGAGATAAGCTCTGATCCTTCAATCCGATAGGACACGTGTTACTCGGTAAAGACCGGGAATGAACCAACGAAACCCAGGCGGCTGTGCAGGAACCTCATCCCCTGCTGCGGTCGCTCGGGCCGATAGCCCTGTCGGTGCCCGTAGGGTGCGCACCCCGGGAGGCTGCCGTTACTGGTAGCCCTTCCAAATGACAAGGTATGGAAGTGGCCGTGGAAGGTGTTGTCTGCTGGGATGCTTTGATCCAGGTTTTTACAGTGCTTGTCTACATTCCACAGCGGTCCCGCTGCGCCTCCGTTGTACTTAACTGAATCACCATGGAAGAAGCGCAGCCGCTTGTTGTAAACATCCATGTACAGGCAATCTGAATCGGCAATCTGCCACACCAGGCGCGGCTCGTCTCTGTAGTGCCGCCGCAAGTTGTGATACATCAGGTTTGCAAACGAGTTCTCACTGTGATTCGACTGCATCTTCTTTGTCAGCCTGTCATGGTTGCCGTCGTTGCAGGGCACCATGATCCGCTCCAGATCAGAGTGAGCCAGCAGGAAGTCAAGCCCTCGCACCAGGGCAAGCTGGCACCGGATGATCTGCTGGGTTGGTGTCAGCGTCTGATTTTGAACGGCGTCATTGTGCAGCTCTCCCTCGATCATGTCGCCGCCGAACCATACGACCCCTTCGCGGATGGCCATGGTGTTACGTTGGCCGTTGATGATCTTCAGTGCATTGCGGAACACCGCATCAAGACGGTCGTCGAAAATGTCAGGGTTGAACTCGTTCAGTTCGTTTACAATTTGCGGCTTTACTACCATGCCGCAGTGAATGTCACTGATCATCAGGATCGGTGCCGCCTCTTCCTTCTCTGGATCGCTTGGCGGCTCAATCGCGCCTTGGTCGAAAATGTCCCTGATCTCCAGGGCCACCGTTAGCGCATCCCGCACCGTTTCCAACTTGGCTAGGGCTCGCTCTGCCGAGGCCTTGGCATCGCGCACCTCAGCCCTGAGCCTGCGGGCATCGAGCTGCAGCACCAGCAGATCCTCTGAGGTATCGCTGCGCTTGCCGTTAGGGCACATGCCCGGTTGGCATAAGGGGCGGCGCTTCTCGCCCTCATTGACCCACTCAATCGCGCTTTCCTCTATCCATGCTCGGCAGGTCGAGTTGCGCCTGCATTGAAAGGTGCGCTCCGCCATGGTTCTAGGCCAGCCTCTGCAGCCAGACCCGAGCGCCAACGCTGATCGAACGCTCCAGCATTGCCACGACCTTATGGGCGGTGCGTTGGGGCAAAGTCAGGGCCACATCACGCAGCACCTGGCGGGTGGCTTCCTCATCCCGAGCGCCGACGGTGGCGTGGAGGGTGAGGAACGCCCGGAGATCAAGGGGCATGGCGCGGCGTTGCGTTTCCCTAGCTTGCCGTGGTGGCTTATGAAACCGCAATGGCTTAGGCTGGGCGAGCCGGAGGGTTCCTGTTCAGCGCAGGGGCCGATGTCACCTCCGGCACCCCTTTTATCGCTTGGCCGCCGCTCTGTTAGCGGCCAACTGCCCCACCGCTTCGCTGAAGGTGCGCCCATTCCTCGGAGCATCCAACGGGGCCGAGGGCTGAACGCTGCGCTTGCGATCGGGAAACAGATACCGCTCGCTGGCTGTAGGCAGGTTAAGGGCTCGCTGCAGCAGGCTCTGAGCCCGTTCCTCGCTGATCCCCTCAGCCTTGGCCAGGGCCTTCACGCCTGCTGCGTGCTCCTCTCGCCAAAACTCGCTATCGAGCAGGGTGTCACGGATCACCGGATCAGGCTCCAGCACCTCATCAGCAGGTATCGGAACGGGTGTGCAGCGGCATTGCGGGTGGGCAGGGATCACCACCTGATCAGCAGGGAAGATCTGCCCATGGCGACTGAGGCACCACCTGCAGGCCCGCTCATCGGTAGCGGCGACCCACCGGATGAACGCAAAGCCCTCTTTCAAGTTGTGGTCAATCGCCCCCTTCACATAGGCATTGGCCAGCTCACTACGGGCGATCACCTCAGCCCGCTGCCGGAGCCCCATGCGGGCCGTCTTGCCCAGCGTGTCGGTGGTTCCCTCCAGGGCCTCGACGATCTGCCGTTCCAGCTTCTTGGAGCCGTAGCCACGGGCCACCCCTTCGCTGACGATCTGGGCGATCTGATCACGGAACCGAGCGGCCTCACCCTCCATGAAGGCGGTGGCGGCCTGAGTCGCGGCACGGATGGCGAGCGGGTTGGCCCCAGCGAACTTGGTGCTAGCACCGGTCACGATGGTTTGCAGGGCGGCAGCAGCCTCACCACCAACGGCTAGGGCCTCGACCAGATCAGTGGTGAACCGCCGCTGCCAGGCTGCGATCTCCTCAGGCGGGAGGAACTGCTGAGCATCCCGCAAGATGGCCCGGTACTTGGCGGTCGCCTCAGCCGAGCTGTAGGCGCCGGGGGCCCTGATCGCGTTCCCCTCGGGGTCCAGGGCCTCGGGGCCCACGGCGTTGAGGTAGGCGGCGTAATGGCGCTTCAGGTCGCCTAGGACGCGATCCAGGGCGGTGCGCAGCATGGCGGTGGTGTTGGCCACCATCCGCCCTTCCAGCTCGTCGAGGATGGCCGCGTAGCTGTCAACGCTGCTGATGATGCGGTCGCCCTGGGCCATGAGTTAGGGGGCGATCACTCGCCCTCCTCCTCATCGTCGGAATCGTCGTCAAAGCTGGCGAGCACTTGCTCTTGCTTAGCCAGTTCCAGCACTCCAATCACCTCCAACCGGCTGCACAGGGATTCGGAGATGGCTGCGCCGATCGCCTCGTAAAGCTGTTCCGCTGAAGTCATGGTGACCTTGTGGCTACGGCTTAGCTTTCCGCTCAGGCTGCCTGCGTAGTCGGCTGCGCCTGATCCAGCGGCGTGGTCACATCCAGCGGCGTGGTCGTGTCGTTCCGCCCCGGCGTGGGGGCCCCGAGCATTGGCCGCTCGGCACGGATCCTGGCCATCTCATCCTCCACGCTGGTTGTTGCGCGGTTAAAGCCGCCCCGCTGCAGCTCCTCCACCGCGCTCTCCTGGCTGATCAGCTCGACACCACCGGCTAGGTTCTGCAGTTGGGACGCAGCCTGCGCATCAAGCGGCTTGTCATAGACGTTCTCG